TTAACTTTATCTGCCCAAAACGCTGCAGACATCTTACCTTTAGCAATGTTAGCTGCGTGCCTAGCTTTAAATGATGCTTGTCTCTTGGTTGGTTGCCTATCACCTGTAACACCTTGCTGACCAAACCTAATAGTTTTTACTTTGTCTCCTTCTTTAGCCACCACCACATGAGACTTAGTAGGATGATTAGGTGTACGCTTAGGCTGATTATATCCAGATACTCCTGCATTAGTTAGTCGAGAATCTTTCTTCATGTCTGATCCTTGGTAGTAATAGGTAGACAAACACCTTCAATTAAATCTACTGGCAACTCTTGCTCTGCTTTATACATAAACTTTTGTGCAGCAGCTTGACACTCTCGTTCGCTGTAGAAGTTTTCATCAGGTTTCCAAAAAGCACATTGATGATTCATGCAAAAAACAACCACAGCGATCCACATATTCATTTCTTTTTCCTCTTTGCTTTGCTAAGAGCTATTGCTACTGCTTGCTTCTGAGGATAACCTTCTTTCTTCAGAGTACGAATGTTCTTAGAGACAGTCTTATCTGATTTACCTTTAGCTAACGGCATTAGTATTTACCTTTAGACTTCTTCATACACTTACCAGCTTTCTTACACTTCGCAGGACTAGGACAACCAGGGCAAGGTTTAAACATAGTAACTCCTTTAGGTATTAAACTGAACTGCTATCTTAGGATCTAACTCTACTGATATAATAAAACTAAAGGTAGTAAGGTTATCTTGTTGCTCTACTCGAATCTGATCACCTTCTTCTAGTACAACATACTTACCATCACCACCCCACTCTAACCCTGTACCAGTGTTAAATGTTGTATTAACTATTCCATACTCTTCGTTGATAGAAGCATCATACCAATATACTGCTGCTGATTTGTTGTTAGCACCAATGTTAGCAACATACAACAATGTCCATAATGCTGTCTGGTGCGTAGGAACAGTATAAATAGTTTCCTTAGCAGCAGTAGTTTTAGTCTTACCTTTACTAATCTTTCTTGACATTGTTCTTTCCTAACCAACCTTGAACTGTTTGAGTTTCATAAATTCTAAACCCTGTCCACACAATAGTCAACAGTGCAGCAACAGCAGGCAACACTTCTGCTAGTGTTCCTACTACAGTTATTAGTGATACTGCATCACCAGCAGCTTTAGCAGTTTCATGTCCTACAGCCATTATACCACACCTCCATCAATATTACCAACAACTTGTGATCCTGGTGTTGCAGGTAACTCAACATTAGGGAAGTTAGGATCTTGTGGTAGATCACGCAATGCTTGACGATAAGTTGCCCAAGCAGTACGATCAACAGGAGCATCTAATACCTGAGTCCAGTCACTATTCATAAGAGCAATGTCACGCTGTCTACGCAACTGTGCTGCTTTGGTGTCTACTTCAGCAGCGATGTCTTCTGCTGTTTTGTCAGCAACCTGTACAGTGTAAGCCCAACCATTATTAATGTAAGGCTCGGCTGGTACTAGCTTTTGTGTCTCACGGTTATGCGGTATAAACATATTAACTTTATACGCACCTTGCTCTTCCAAGAACTTATTACTAGGTCCAGTGGCAGAGAAAGATACTTGAGGAAACAAAACTTTGTAATCAGCGATAACACCATCTTTGTAAATCTGCATTGTTTACTCCTAGTTATAGATCAGGGAATGGGGCAGTCGGGAAAGGTTCTGTTGGGTATCTCGCCACGCCCTTGGTGATGCGGAGATCGTCTATGTAGCCGTTGAATAGATTGGATGTTCCAAAGTAACCGCCAACGACTATATAACCGCCAGTATAGTTTTGGTTATCGGTTTGTGTACCAAAACCAGAATCAGCAGTTCCATTAACATATAAATTTATTGATGACCCATTTCTTACCAAAGCAAAGTGAGTCCAAGTTCCGCTAGAAATGCTTGTTGTTCCTGCCCTAAAAGTACCGCCATAGTAAGCACCAAGAACAAGATTATTACAGTAAACAGCAATGTTGTTTGTGTTGTTTGCTTGTAACCCACCGGCTGTTGTAGATATTTGTAACAACCCCATGTTTGCAGTAGAGGTTGTGTATAACCATCCTTCTATCGTAAATGAGCCAGTACCCATTATTAAATCTGGGTTTATAAAGTTGTTATTGGTTAGCCTGTCACCACTCCCATCAAACTCCATAGACCCAGTACCATATTTCTTCACCGTGGTATCTATCTGAGCATTACCGACTGTCTCTAGTACGTTCTTGCCTGTGTTGTCTAAGATGCCTGCGTTGGTGAAGTTTAGGAGTAACGATGTTTCTGACGAAGAAAAAGTAGTGTTTATATTTGTCGTGCTTGGATAGGCAGAAGCTGATGCAGCCCCTGATGTGGACAAAGGCAATGTCGGTGGAGTAAAAGCACCTGTATAGACTGCGGTTCCTTTGACCGCACGAACATTATACAAATACCCATTAACACCAATATTAAATGCCGTATAGTTTCCAACAGTAAACAAACCTTGCGGATAGTTTTTGGTTACAGTCCCAGAAGCAATTTGAACACCATTTGCAAAAAGTCTTGCTGTTGTTCCTTGTCTGGATACTGCAATATGTGTCCAAGAATTTAATGGTAATGTATATGTTGCTGTTAAGTCATAAGCGATTCCTCGTGACCCGAGCCAGACTGTTGTTGTGTCATATCCTAATATTGCACCGTTAGTAACATCTACCCCACAAATCAAAGTATCTGCTGCCAAAGAAGCGGGGTTTATCCACGCTTCAATAGTAAAGTCGCCTGTTCCAAACGCAAAAGCTGCATTAGACGCAGCGGTTAAATAGTCAGTATTACCATCAAAATACCCACTACCGCCATTAGTACCAGCAGAGTACGCCGCAGATGGCGCAAAGGGACTGAAGGGGGTTACACGCACATCACCGTTGCGAGTGATGGTGAAGCCTGTGCCTGAGTTTGCTACACCGTTATCTACGAACCTGTTGCTCTGGCAAGTCAGGAGAGAAGTCTCTGTGCCTTGCGGTGGGTTCTGACCACCGGAGGTAGCGCCAAGAGGGACGGTGCTTGGGGTAAAGGCAGAGGTGTAGACGGCACGGCCTTTGACGATACGGACGTTGGAAAGGTAGCCTGGGAAGTTGTTTGTGTAACCTGTGTAAAAGCTAGCACCAACACCTGTTGCATTAGTTGAGTTAGATACAGTTTGATTACCAAGCGTTGTGCTGGCAACTTCAGCACCATTAAAAAACAATTTTGTAGTGGTTCCTGATCTTGCTACCGCTACATGATGCCAAGTATTTTTAGTAATGGTTGCGGTATAGGTAGCAGCGTAATCAACACTACTTACAGTGTTCGCAAAAATTAAACCAGTGCCTGTGGTTGTTGAACTACCATTAAGGTACAACGCATATCCATTAACAGTTCCAGAAGTCGGTATTGCCGTAAAGATATTTGCTCCCCTAATCCCTCCAGCATTTTGTGCAGCGTCTGCGGTTAAATAAATCCACGCCTCAATCGTGAAGTCACCAGTACCCAAGTTAAACGCAGCATTGTTGGCTATTTGTAGACTATCCCCAGTACCATCAAAAAAGTTACTCCACTCCCCTGCCGCTAGACTGAACGGGCTAAATGTACCTTGGGTGGTATTGCCATTGCGGGTAATGGTGAAGTTGTTGGTAGAGGAGTCTAGGAATGTGTTGTTCTGTGCGCCGTTGGTTCCATCACCGTGGAGCAGCAACACTGTTTGCTTGAAGTTGGGGTCAGTCTCTGCCGCAGCAGCACCGCCCCTAGATAGCATCTTTAATACATTACTCATTATGGCTTACCTACTTCAGTTGCGTAGATAGTAGTACCAACTTCCCACAACAGTATCCAAGTATAACCAGTGGTAGCCAATGTTGGTGCTGAACCAGTACCACCAACCTTAACCCAAGTAGGATTAACAGTGGACCAGGTAATAGTATAAGCAGTGCCATCATCAATACCAAGCAACACTACCTGACCTGCTTCAAAGTTAGTTGCTGCTGGTGTACGGTTAGCACCTAAAGTTACTACTTGAATTGAACCATTAGCAGGATCAATCTCAAATGCAGCACCGTCAGTGATAGTATGTACAGTATCTTTTACTTCTTTAAATGTTTGCTGTGCTGTAAAGGTAGTAGCAGTACCAGGAGCAACATAGTCAGTACCAGCGGTAGCGGCACTGAAAGCAGAAGTACCGTTACCTTTGATAACACCTGTGAGTGTTGTTGCACCAGAACCACCATTAGCAACAGGCAATGTACCAGTAACATTGGTTGTTAGGTTAATACTATTTAGTGTTGCTACAGTACCTAAACCTAGTGTAGTACGCTGTGCAGCAGCATCAGCATCATCAAGGATAGCCCTACCAGCAGCAGTCAAAGTAGTTACAGCATAGGTATCAGATGCCGTTGTGTAAATCATTCTATCAGCAGCGGTAGTTAATCCAGCAATGGATTGTAAACCTGCGTCATACGCCTGGACATTAGTACCAATCACAAGTCCTAATGTAGTTCTTTGTGCTGCGGCGTCTGCGTCATCTAATAGCGCTCGTCCAGCAGCGGTGAGATCTGTTACAGCGTAAGTATCAAGCGCCGTAGTGTAGATCATCTTATCTGCTGCTGTGGTTAATCCTGCAATAGATTGTAAACCAGCATCATATGCTTGAACATCAGTACCAATAATCAATCCTGCTATTGCATCTCCTGACTGCAACTCTTCAATAGCAGTACCGTCAAGTACTAAAGGATATTTGTTTGCCATTGTTCTTCCTTAATTAAGAAACTGGTACGTTAACAGTACCGCCACTTCTATTCGTAATAGCTAAGAAACCATTAATCAATGGTACACTTATTGTAGCACCACTACGATCTGTTACTAACAACAGCGTAGCACCACCTCCACCACCAATAGCACCCCAAGCAGCACCGTCATAACCTTCAAAGCTATCAGTGTCATCATTAAACCTAAACATACCTTTAGTAGGTGTAGGTCTTTGTGCTTGTGTACCAACAGGAATCTTAATAGCACCAGTGGTTGCTGCTAAAGCATCAGATACATCAGTATCATTAAGAGTTACAGAACCAGTCCTAGTATTAAACGCTGTTACACCACCAGTAACATTAAATGCTGCTGCATCCCAAGCACTACCATCCCATATGTACAGTTGGTTAGCAGTAGTATTCCAGTAAATAGCACCAGTTAGTAATGCGTCACCGTCATTGTCAGTTGCAGGAGCAGAAGACTTAGCACCAAGGTAACGATCATCAAAAGAATCATAGGATGCTGCTGCGTTAGTAGCACTAGTAGCTGCTGAAGAAGCTGAGTTACTAGCATTGGTTGCTGAAGTAGCAGCAGCTTGTGCATGATACTTAGCTGAGTATTCCCCACCTGCTACAGGTCCACTAGTTTTAGTTGCCCACTCATTAGCAGATAGCTCGTATGCTTGTGCATTAGTTGCTGAAGTAGCGGCGTTAGTTGCTGATGTGGCTGCAGCACTGGCTGAGTTACTAGCATTAGTAGCTGCAGTAAAAGCTGTAGATGCAGATGACGCTGCAGCAGTTGCAGAATTAGCTGCGTTTGTAGCAGAAGTACTTGCGTTACTTGCTGAAGTAGCTGCAGCAGTAGCAGAGTTAGATGCGTTCGTTGCTGCAGTTGATGCAGTGCTAGCAGAGGATGCTGCATTCGTAGCAAAGGTAGATGCAGAAGATGCCGAGGAAGCGGCATTAGAGGCTGATGTAGAGGCTGACGATGCAGAAGATGATGCAGCACTAGCAGACGCTGTAGCAGACGTTGCAGAGCTTCCTGCGCTGGTTGCTGAGTTAGCTGCGTTAGTAGCTGAAGTTGCTGCTGCAGATGCTGAAGACGCTGCTGATGTTGCAGAGTTAGCAGCATCGGTTACAGAACTACCAATAGCTGCTAAAGATGCCGCTGCTGAAGAAGCTGATGTTGCTGCTGATGTAGCAGAGTTTGCTGCGTTAGTAGCAGAAGTGTTAGCGTTGTTAGCTGAGGTTGAAGCATTAGCTGCTGAAGTTTGTGCTTGAGTTACAAGTGTAGATACTAATGCTGCCTCACTAGCAGCATCAGTAGTTGCATCACCAGGACCACCAGGACCACGATAGATAGCCATTTAGTTTCCTTTTACAGTTTGCTTAGAGCACTAAGTTAATGCGCTAAGAAAACTGCCCAGACCTTGTGAGCCTGGGCAGAGGTTACTTAGGCAGGTACAGCCAGCGCTACTGCAGCATCATCACGAAGCTCAGCAACACCGTAAAGCATGTCGGAAGTAAACAGCGTTCCGAGGTACTCTTGCTTGTACTGCGTCTGACTACGAACACCCATTTGCTCAGCCAGCACAAAAGCATCTTTGTGAGCCAGCAGAACAATACGGTCCGTACCAGAAGTACCAGCAGCGGTATCAGCGTTGGTAGTCACGTATACTTTAACACCGTATACATCACCAATCTGACCGTTACGGATCGTGTTAGCACCAGCAGCTTCACCAGTAAAGGACTGCTCAGTGAAGCGAGCAAGACCCATAAGAGTGCGACGAGTGGTGGGAGGAACGATCAGGAAGCGATCCGTCATAGGAACATCAGCATCATCAAGACGCTGGATGCTGCGACGAATAGCGTCATCTGCCAGAGCAGCAGCGTTGGAGGTAGTGGAGTTATACACTGTCGTACCATTAGAACCAATAAAAGCATTGGTAGTAGCAGACGAAGTAGCGTAGTCATTCGTACCAACCGTAGCGCCATTAATACCACGACCAAGACGAACTAGGTCAGTATCAACTTGACGAGACAGAGCGTAGCCAGCGTCATCAGTGTAGAACTTCCGCATAGACGAAAGAGCTTGCACTTCGACGATGTCCTCGATCAGTCGGCTGTACTCGTAGTGCTTGTTAATAAGAACTTGAACTTCAGTCTCAGTAGCAGCAATCAAAGCTACTTGAGTCTGAGCAGTCTTCTCAGAAGCGTTACCACGAGTGGGTTTAGGAATATGAAGCGTGTCGCCTTTCTTACCCTGGAAAGACATTTTGGAGAACAGATTAGCTGCTACAAGATTCTTCTTATAGGCAGCGATAATCTCATCACTCCAAATCTCTGGGATAAACTTATCGGCGGTAGTCTTTGTTACATGTGCTGTTCCGAGAGGCATTTTATATTTCCTTTATAAAGTTTATTTAACTCGTCCCTCTACATACGCTGCCATAATTTCTGGCTGTAGTTGAGCGTATCTATCAGGATCTTCCAATTGTAGTCGGATAAGATCAGCCCTCCGATATACTTTACTCGAAGGTGCAGAACCAGTAGGACCGCCAACATCTACTGTAGCTTGCTTTACTGCTGCACGTTGCTGCTTCTTGACTTCTTGTTCAGCAGGTGCTGGAGCAGCTTTAGGTTTAACATATGTCCAGTTGGTTAGTAGCTCAGCAGCAGAGTTATAATCGCCTTGGGCGTCTGCTTGTGCGTACAACTGTAACCGTACAGGTGATGCTTTAACCCAATCTGCAAACTCAGGATCGTTGACTGTTGCCTGAAAATCAGGAAACTCTTGCTGTAATCGATTCAAGGTCTGCATCTGTTTCAGAGCCAAGGCTTGTTGCCTAGCTTCCAAAATAGCAGGATGCTTATCAATCTTCTTGTTTACAGCATTGTCAGGGTCTGCAAAAAAATCAATCTCGTCTTCTTTTGTAGCAGCCTTTGCCTCCGCTTTAGGAGTATCGAGTTGTCGCTTAAGAAGTTCATCAGCAAGTTTACGTACCTCACCTACCTCTTGAGCTTGTCTACCAATCAGCTTCTCAGCCTCTTGATGCATCTTGACAATCTCAGATAAAGACTTACCTTTGTATTTAGAAGGAAGTTCTTCTGGCTCTGGTTGCGGTTCTGGTTCTGGAGTTACCTGAGTTTCTTCCTCAGCTTCAGTAACCTGGTCTACTGGCTCATCATCTTCTACTGGCGGGTCAAAAAAAGTAGCTGCCACATTATCCTCCTGTCCACAATGGATTCTAGGAAATTTAAAATGCCACCTGAAAACTATGCTTCTTGTTTTTTGTAGGCGACTCTTGTTGCTTCTTCGTGTTTTCTAGC